GAATTTATTTGATAAATAGTAATATGAAAATACGTGATATATTAGGTGAAAATTTTGCTGGTAGTTTTGCGAGTGTGTCATTTCCAATGACGCCTGGAACTAAGGCTAAAGATGCCAGAAAAGCAGTTGATCCAATGGGATATATTACGCCTAAGAAAAAGAAACAAAAGGAATATAAGATGGGTTATAGTTCAGATGTAGGTAATCTTGTATATAACAAACCTGTTAAAAGTCCTATGATAAAGAGAGATGCAACATGAAACTTACACAACTTATAGAGAACTTTGTAATCTCAAATGATGAGTTTGAAGATTATTTAAATCGTTCTACAGAACAACTCAAAACAGAATTAGAAGGTGGTAAAAATGCCCGTGATGCGGTGCATGATTTAGCACTAACATTTTCTAGCCAACACAATAAATCATATGAAGCATATGAACGTATGTCAGATAGTTTAATGGCTAGAATGCACACATTAGAATTAGGTCAACCTGCAACAGAAGTTCCTGCAATGGATAATCCTGATATGGATGCAGAAGCACCAAGTGATATGGACATGGCTCCAGAAGAACCAGCAATGGATATGGAAACACCAGGTGCAGAAGAAATGCCAGATGAACAAGAAATGGCAGACTATGATGCAGTGATGGCAAACAAACCAGAAGAAGCAGAAGAAAGCGTAGAAGAATCTTCATCGACATCTCTCAAGGACAAAGAAGATTACCAAGCGAAAAAGAAAGCACTTCAAGATATTCAAATGGATCCAAATACTCACAAAGACGAAAAACTTAAAAAAGAAGTTATGCGTAGAAAAGCTGAATTAGAAGATGAAGCTAAGAAAATGGGTATTAAAGAAGAACCAGAAACAACTATGTCAATCCCTGCAAAAGAAGTTCAATTAGCAGGTGATAGTATCTGGGATAAAGAAGGCAAAAATCCAAAGTCTGTTAAAGTATCAAAGATTGAAGTTGAAAACCCTTTTGAGCCAGGTGGATTTTTACATGGTGATGAAGATGATGGTTACAGAAAAGTAGATGTAACACACGACGGTCCTTGGACTATCTATACAGATTCAGGTTTCGCAAAAGAAATTTCAAAAATGGTTAAAATGAATGTTGATTTCACAGAACAAGGTATGCAAAAAGATGGCGTAGCAAGTATGGAAACAACAAACGAAATGCGTGAAGTATCAGAAGCAGAAGATAAGCCATACATTTGCGTACATGCTGATAAAGGCAAACATGAATGTCATGCTAAATCATCTTACGAAGCGGCTAAAAAAGCGGCGGCACATTGGAAGATGAAATCAACTGCTGGTATCGATGCACACTTGGCAGAAGCTGGTCCAGTTATTGTTGGTGAAGGCGCAATGGATACTTTAAAGAAAATTGTAGCAGACAAACAAAACATGCCTGTTAAATTTGATGATGGTCAGATGAAAGTAGACTTATTTACTGCATCGGCTGTTACACAAGTTTACGATAAAGTTAATGATGCTAACAAAGAAAAAATTGACAACATGCTAAAAACAAAAGCTGGTATGCTTAAGATTGCAGACTTTGCCATGGGTTCTATTAAAGAAGGCAAATTAGTTGTTGAAAATCCATTATTATTAAAAGTAGCTGGTGCAATCGGTAAAGGTGTCAAAAAAGGCGCTGATGCAATCGGTAAAGGTGTCAAAAAAGGCGTGGAACTGAAAAAGAAATATGATAAATTCTCAAAATCAGATAAAGGCAAAGCAATGAAAATGGGTGCTAAAATAGTTGGTAAAGGTTTAGCAGGAGCGGCTAAAGCCGGTGTAAACTTTACTAAAGATGAATTAAACAAAGCAAACCCTAATCTAGGCTTACCAAAGAAAAAGATATTCAACTCAGATGATTATGCAAATGAATTAGTAAATAGATCCGCTAAAATCAATATGTCAGAGTACAATGAATTCTACAAAGAACTAGACAAGGCGGCTAAAGCAGGTAAAAAAGCTGGTGATACTATCACAGTTGGTGGTAAGAATATCAAGCTAAAGTCAGATCCAAAGAAAATGTCTGATTTAAAAGACTCTGATATAGAAAAAATTGATGCTTTAGCACAAAGAATTTACGAGTTAAATCAAAAATAAGTATTGACTTTCGTAGTCACTTAATGTATTATAAAAGAGTGTTTCAGAAATGAGGCACTCTTTTTTTAATTTAAGGAGGTGAATTACATGTCAGTAGACAATCTAAGTTCAGAGGACAAAGCAAAGCTAACTCAGTTAGTTGATGAAGGAATGCAAGTACTTCAAGAAGTAGACGACCTTAAAGGTGGTTTGCGTGATACAATCAAATCAATCGCAGATGAAATGGACATTAAACCTAGTGTTCTAAACAAAGCAATCAGCTTGGCTCATAAAGCCAAACTCTCAGAAGCAAGACAAGAGTTCGAAGATGTAGAACAAGTCTTAACTACTGTAGGAAAAACTCTTTAATGAGTTATGTTGACGCATTTTATAACAGAGACAAAGATATTGTTCAAGTAGTTGAACGTGTCAATGGGAAACGTGTATACAACGACTTTCCAGCATGGCGTACTTTTTACGTAAAAGATCCACGTGGTGACCATGTAAGTATACATGGCGATAAGGTACGTCAAATCAAATGTAAGCGACTAAAAGATTTACATAAAGAAAGACGAATAAACGCAGGCAAGAAGTTTTATGAGAGCGACTTAAAACCAGAAGTCAGGTGCCTTAGTGAAAACTATAATGGTGTTGACTCTCCTAAACTTCATGTTGCGTTTTTCGATATCGAGGTTGACTTTGATGCAGACAAAGGGTTTGCTCCTCCAGAGGATCCCTTTATGCCTATCACTGCAATTACAGTTTATCTACAATGGTTAGATAAACTTGTTACTTTTGTTATCCCTCCAAAGCATATGCAAGAGGGAGAAGGACTAGAAGAAGCAGAACGTATCTGTAGTCAATTCGAAGATACATTCTTATATCTTGATGAAGTTGATATGATGAATGACTTTATTGCATTGATTGATGATGCAGATGTTGTATCTGGTTGGAACTCAGAAGGTTTTGATATTCCATATACAGTTAGACGTATCACACGTATTATGAGTAAATCTCATACACGTAAATTGTGTCTATGGGATTTGTTTCCACATGAAAGACGAGTAGTTAGATTTGGTAAAGAAAGTGTAACATATGACTTATCAGGTCGTATTCATCTTGACTATCTTGAACTATATCGTAAGTATACATATCATGAAATGCATTCATACTCACTTGATGCTATCGGTGAATATGAACTTGGTGAAAAGAAGATTGCATATGATGGTACACTAGACCAATTATATAACAGAGATTTTTATAAGTTTGTTGAATATAACAGACAAGACGTTGCACTATTAGGTAACTTAGACAAAAAGCTACAGTTTATTGACTTAGCAAATGAAATCGCACATGACAATACAGTTAATATCAAAACAACTATGGGTGCGGTTGCAGTTACAGAACAAGCAATTATCAATGAAGCACATCGCAGAGATATGGTTGTTCCAGATAGAAAAGCCAAAGATTGGGGCGAAGAAGATGCTGAACCTACAGATGCAGAACTAGAAGAAGCAGAAAAGCAAAAAGCCGCAGGTGCTTTTGTGGCAAATCCAAAGACAGGCATTCAACGATGGGTATCAGGTATTGATATTAACTCACTTTATCCTTCAATCATTCGTGCATTGAACATGAGTCCAGAAACTATTGTTGCACAACTAGAACCAACTCTAACAGAAAAGATGATTGGTGATAGAATTGCAAATGGTAGACGTGGCGGCAGTAAAGGTTTCGGAGCGGCTCAGGCTTGGGAAGACACGTTTAGTGCAGAAGAATTCAGATTAGTAAACGAGAAAGATAAAACAGAAAAGATTAATCTTGTACTAGAAGATAACAAAGATAAAAAGAATGATATGACTGGTGCAGAGATACACAATCTTATCTTTCATAGTGACTTGCCATGGGCTATCACTGCCAATGGTACAATTCTCAGACAAGACGTTCAAGGTATTATTCCAAGTTTGCTAGAACGTTGGTATGCTGAACGTAAAGTGCTACAAGCAAACAAGAAGAAAGCTATTGAAGAAGGCGATAAAGAAAAGATTGCATTCTGGGATAAACGACAACTTGTTAAAAAGATTAACTTGAATTCATTGTATGGTGCGATTCTAAATCCAGGATGTCGTTTTTATGATAAACGTATTGGTCAGAGTACAACTCTATCTGGTCGTTGTATCACAAGACATATGGGTGCTAAAACTAATGAAGTAATCGCTGGTACGTATGACTATAAAGGTGAAAGCGTTATCTATGGTGATACAGATAGTATCTATTATTCTATGTATCCTGTATACAAGGAAGAGATTGATAACGGTGAAATCGAATGGTCTAAAGAAAAAGTTATCGAACTGTATGATGAAATTGCAAATCAAGTCAATGCAAGTTTCCCTGACTTTATGAAAGAGTTTTTCAATGCTCCTCGTAAGCAAGGTGAAATAATTGCGGCAGGTCGTGAGAACTGTGCAACTATGGGCATCTTTATTAAAAAGAAAAGATATGCAATGCTTATCTTTGACGATGAAGGTGTAAGAAAAGACGTAGATGGTAATCCTGGTAAGATTAAAGCTATGGGTCTTGACTTGAAAAGAAGTGATACTCCAGACTATATGCAAAAGTTTTTGATGGACGTACTTGTTAAAATTCTAACAGACGGTACAGAAAAAGACGTAATTGAAATGGTCAAAGAGTTTAAGAAAGAATTCAGAGCAAAGCCTGGTTGGGAGAAAGGTACTCCTAAACGAGTAAACAATCTTACTATGTATAAAAATAAAATACAAAAGATTACAAAACAACAAGGCAGAGATTTTAAATTAGAAGGCGAAGACAACAAGAAAGATAAAGTACATCTTCCGGGTCATGTTAGTGCGGCTCTAAACTGGAATACTTTACGTGAACTAAATGGTGACAAGTATTCTATTGAGATTGTAGATGGTATGAAAACTATTGTATGTAAACTCAGACCTAATGCATTGAAAATGACAAGTGTTGCATATCCGATTGATGAAAACAGAATTCCAGAATGGTTTCAAGAACTTCCTTTTGACCATGAACTAATGGAGAACACAATTATTGATAAGAAACTAGACAATCTTATTGGTGTTCTCAAATGGGATCTAAGTGATGCAGATGCATCAGAACAATTTCAAAGTTTGTTTGATTTTTAATATGTGTAAAGTAGGAATATTAGGGTCTAGTTATAGTGTGGGATCACATCATAACAAAGAGACTGGAGAAAACGATTTAGCATTGCCATTTGAAACATGGCTAGAAAAATATACAACTAACATGAAGTTTTTTAATTCAGCATGTGCTGGTAAAGGTACTGAACTTTACCTAAATAAGATTGTGTATTTGAAAGAAAAACATAACGTAGATGCAGTACTAATGGAATTAGTTAACAATAGGTCTATGTTAAATTTTAAATGTCTTCCAGATTCATACAGTAAGATACAAAGAACAAATGATATGGCAGATATAGAAGAAGATGTTTACAAAACATCAGCATCAGCATGGGAGTATTGGAGAGCATTGATACAAGATATGCAAGAACATACTTTTGCTCCGTCAGTAAAAGCATTTGAAACGTGGAAAGATGTTCAGTGGAATATTGCATCTACGCATAACGCAATGGAATTTTGGGGTATGTTGGACATTTATCAAGCAATCAAACTATGTAAGATGTTGAATATCGAAGTAGTTACATGGCAAAAATCTTGGAACTTTAATACTTTACCTGGATTTAAATCTATGTTACAAAAAGCATTACATGTAGACTTTGAAGGACTAAATGCACATCAGTATTATTCAAACAAATATAATGACCCAGATAAAATTCTATGTGACCATGACCATTTTAATGATTGTATAAATGAAGAAATGGTAAGAGATTTCATTGCACCTAAATTAGAAAAGGTAAAGAAAATTATCAATATTAAAAAGGCGTCTACACGTGTCTTACACTGAACTAATAAATCGTAGAGCAACTAATGAAGCATCAGATGAATGCTATACACCAGAGGATCAAATACTTCCTCTATTAAAATACTTAGATAAGGACAAGACTTATTATGAAGCAACTAGTGGAAAAAGTTCTAGCATTGTTTCCGGATTCAACAAATATGGTTATAATATTGTTGGGTCTAATGATAGGGATTTCTTTGATTGTACACGGGATGATGTCTATGATGGCGTTATAACTAATCCCCCTTATAGCAAGAAAGACCAATTCATAGAACACTGCTATTCTTTAGATAAACCCTTTGCTTTGTTACTTCCTGTAACAAGTTTTCAGGGTGCAAAACGAGGGAAAATGTTTATGGACAAGGGAATGTCTGCACTTGTGTATAACTTTCGCATTGATTTTACTGGAAAAGGATCACCTACATTTGGGAATGCTTGGTTTATATGGGGTTTTATGCCACCAAATCAAATACATTGGGTAGATAATCCAGTATCTGGAAGAGTAAAAAAGACTATTGACATTGGTGTTGAATAGTGATATTATAGTATTAATGAACCATAAGGAGAACATAACTATGCAAGATATATTAAAAGATATTGTGAAGCATACACACTCGCTTGGTATTATTCAAGCGGCTAAAGTGACTACAGATGATGGTGGAACATCTATTGATGCAATGGATGACGACCGAACTGTAGTACTACGTGGTAAACTTCACACACCAGTTTCTGAATTTTCAGGTAAGTTTGGTTTAGGTAGACTTGGAGTACTAAACGGTTATCTAAACTATGAAGGTGAAGACAGAGAAGGCAAGGCTATTAAGGCATCAGTAGAAGTAGGACATGAAGAACGTAATGGTGAAAAAGTTCCAACACAACTTTCATTTTCTATTCCAGGTGCAATGCAATCAACTTATCGTGTAATCGTAAGTGAACTTGTTGATGCACAAATCAAAACTGCAAACTTCAAAGGTGCTAAATGGGACGTTGAAGTTATGCCAACACAAAAAGCAATCAAAGACTTACAATACTTTGCAGGTATCTTAGGTGCTTTTGATCCTCTGTTTACTGTTAAGACAGTAGATGGTGACTTAAAATTCTTTATTGGTGATAGGTCAACTGATAGAGTAGAACTTCCTTTTGCAAGTAATGTAACAGGAGAACTAAAAACAGGTTGGAGTTTTCCTCTAGCAACTGTTTTGACAATCTTGAAACTTGGTGACACAAGCACAATGAGTGTGAAAATCTCAGACCAAGGTGCTATGATGATTCAAGTGGACTCAGGTTTAGGCCTATATGAGTACATTTTACCAGCTAAATCAGGTAATTAACCTAAATAATATCATAGGAGGATATTTAATATGGTTAATGACCTAAGCAAAAATAATAAATCTAGTGGGTACGCAGTCTTTCTCCCTGCAATTTCTAATTTCTATGTAAGAAAAATATCACAACACTATGCAGGTGTTACAGACATGTTTCCACCAGAACGTATCCCAAAAGGCTTTGAAAATGGGCTAGAAGGACTAAATATATTAGATAAAGAAAAAGGGTATGTTTATTACTCACATGGACTTTATTCGGCAGGTCATGCCAATCTAGACTTAGATGGTTCTAAAGTTGACGATGGTATGGTTGTAAATCGTAACCGTGAGGACACAGTACTTGTTGGGGATTCGGGTGGTTATCAGATAGGCTCTGGTGCTTGGAAACTAGACTGGAGTAACTTTGAGACCGGTGCAGACTGGCAAAAAACACGGTGCGGAATTATGACTTGGCTTGAGGAATATTGCGACTACTCTATGACCTTAGATATCCCGTTATGGGCATATCTCCCTCAGTACCGTGACAGAACTGGATTAAAAGATCCTAAAGATTGTTTAGAGAAAACAATTTATAATCACAAGTTTTTCATTGAAAATAGAATACCAGGTAAGACTAAGTTTCTTAATACACTTCATGGTGCTAATTGGGAAACAAGCGAAAACTGGTATCAAAATGTTAAAGAGTTTAATGACCCTAAAGTCTATGGCGATAGGGCGTTTGAAGGTTACGCAATGGCTGGCGACCATGCCGGTGATGCGGAACTCTTGTTAAGAAGACTAATCAGAATGCGTGATGATGGTCTATTAGCAGGTGACGATGTTTGGATTCATGTTCTAGGCATTAGTGTTCTCCCTTGGGGCTGTTATCTAACGGCTATTCAACGACAACTAAGAGAACATGTAAATCCAAATATCACAATCTCTTTTGATGCGGCGTCTCCCTATATAACTGCATCAAAAGGACTAGCATATGACTATCCTGACTTGAATGCCAATGCATGGAGTTACAAAACTAAGAAACTGAATTGGCGTCAGGACATTTCTAATCCAACACAACCTTGGATGTATGAAGGCGAAATCGGCTCAAGATTAAACATGCGAGATATCAACTACATGCAACCTGGTATGCTGAATAGAAATAAAAAAGAGGCGAAGTCAAGTTGGGATAGTCTATCTTATATATTAATTCAAGCACATAACACAGAATATCATATCAGAGGTATGCAAGATGCATTGCGTAGATTTGACCATGAATATGAAATGTTACATGACAAAATTGATATTCACAACATGAGTTTAGGCAAAACAAATGTACTAAGTGATGTTGTTCCTGATACAGTATTGTATTTTGCAAAGTTTGTAGAAGAACTATTTGTATCAGATAATCCAATGGACATGTTAAGTGATTTCAAAGCATTCTTAAGAAAGTGTGAAGGATCACGTGTTCAAAATATTTCTACAACTCCTGAATTTATGGAGTTTGAAGAAGCCAATGTAAAAACAGAAGAATTCGTTGAAGCAGTTAAAGGTAAGAGAAAAGAATACTCTACACCTGATACTGTAGAGGATCTTTTTGCGTAATTTACATTGTTAACTAACAGGAGGAAAAATAATGTTAGAAAAACTTTTTGGTTTGTCTAAAAAGAAAACAACGGTCAGAACGGAAGTTATGGCCGGTCTTGCGACATTCCTTACAATGGCATATATCACGGTAGTCAACCCTGCTATATTGTCAACTGAAGGTACTGGCATGGATTTTGGTGCCGTATTTACTGCAACAATTATTGCGGCAGTAATTGGTACTTTAATTATGGGACTATGGGCTAACTGGCCCGTTGGTTTAGCACCCGGAATGGGACTGAATGCCTTTTTTGCATTCGGTGTTATCTTCGGTATGGGTTACACTTATCAACAAGCACTGGCGGCTGTGTTTATCGCAGGTATTGTGTTTCTTGGTTTAAGTATGACGCCAGCAAGGAAGTACATCATTAACAGTATTCCGAAAGGCATGAAACTAGGTATAGGAGCAGGTATTGGTTTGTTCTTAGCTATTATTGGTTTGAAGAATGCAGGAGTTGTGGTTGATAATCCAGCTACTCTTGTAGGACTAGGAGACCTTTCTAGTTGGCCAGTATTATTAGCTGGTCTAGGATTTGCTATCATGGCAATCTTGGATAAACGTAAAGTACCTGGAGCAATCATCATTGGTATCTTAGCCGTAAGTGCTATTGCTTGGATAACAGGGATTGCAGAAATAAGTGGTGTTGTTGGTTCTATTCCAAGTCCAGCACATGCATTTACTCTAGACTTTAGTTTAATTGCGACTGCCGGTTTTATTGGTGTTGCTTTTGCTTTTCTTTTTGTAGACTTTTTTGATACTGCTGGTACACTAACAAGTGTTGCCAACTTAACAGGTAAAGTCAATAAAAAAGGTGAAGTTGAAGGAATCGATAGAGCCTTACTTGCTGATTCAACTGCAACAACTATTGGTGCATTAGCAGGTACTTCTAATACTACATCATACATTGAGTCTGGTGCGGGTATTAAAGAAGGCGGTAAAACAGGACTAACTGCGGTTGTCGTAGCAATCTTGTTTGCATTGTGTTTGGTGTTAGCACCATTGGCACAAAGCATTCCAGGATATGCAACTGCTCCTGCATTGGTCTTTATCGCTACATACTTCTTACGAAATCTTAAAGATATCGATTGGGAAGATGTAAGTGAATATGCTCCAGCAGTATTGGCGGCGATTATGATGCCTTTGACATTTAATATCGCATACGGTATTGCATTGGGCTTTATTGCTTATGTAGTAATTAAAGCGGCTAGTGGTAGACATAGCGAACTTAATATGGGTTCTCTAGCTATTGCGGCTGTTTCAGTACTATATTTTGCAGTAGCATAAAATTACAAATGGTAGGGGGACAATCCCCCTACTATATTAAAACAAGGAGGAACTATGGAAATGGCTTTTGCTAAAAAATTAAACAGATTAGAAAGATTAAAAAAAGTACATAGACATCTTGACAAAGAAATACAAAAAGATTATAATAGACTTCAAGATGTTTCAGCACAGAAGATAGAAAAACTGAAACTTAAGGATCAAATAGTACAACTAGAGAAAGAAGTCGAAAAAGATGGGAAGTTACTATAACTATATGTTAAACGAAAGTAGAAAGGCTAATATGTTAGATGATATCAGACAACAAAAAGATAAAGCGAAACGTTGGATTTGGGTTACGTTTCAGAAAGAAGGTATTCACAAGTATCCAGCGGCATTAGAAGATCCAGCACTTGCAACAGGTGATGAATATGACGTTAGTTTTTTAGGATATCCTCATAGACATATCTTTCATTTTCGTGTAGCGATTATGGTTACACACAACGACCGTGATATTGAGTTTATTCAATTCAAACGTTGGTTAGAAAAGTTATATGCGGAGAAGACTTTAGAACTTGATTACAAATCATGTGAAATGATGTCAGACGATTTGTTTGATAAAATCTCAGAAAAGTATCCCGGTCGTGATGTTAAAATTGAAGTATCCGAAGATGGAGAGAATGGAGCATTAATTGAGTACGGAGTTTAATTACAAAGAATATCTCAGAGAAGATATTCAAAAAATGATTAGAGTAGTTCCAGACCATCCTAAGCCTGGTATTATGTATCAGGATATGGCAAGTATATTTAATACGCAACAGGGTATTGGAAAATGTATGCAGATGATTAAAGATTGGATGTATGAGACAGAGATTGCTTATAAGTACAATCGTATTGTAGGATTAGATGCAAGAGGATTTGTTCTCGCTGGTGCGTTATCGGCAGACATGGGTAGACCATTTGCTATGGCAAGAAAGAAAGGTAAACTTCCTGGCGAGACTATTTTTAGAGAATACGAATTGGAATACGGTACGGACGAACTACACCTACAAACAGATTCAGTGTTAGAAGGCGACCGTGTTTTAATCATTGATGATGTAATCGCAACTGGTGGAACACTAGAAGCGGCTACATCGTTGGTGAAAGAATTTAAAGCCGAGGTTATTGGTATTGCAGGTATTATGGACTTGACTTTCTTAGGTGGTTCTGATAAACTGAAATCTCAAGGCTATAACGTTTATACAATACTAAAGGAATAATTATGATATATCTTGTAGATTTGGAAAGTGTTGAATCCCGCTACACAAAGCAATGGAAGACACATTTCCCGACCTTACTAAAAGAAAATGGGTTGAATGTGACGGTGATAGACGGCCCTAGTGCAGGCATTCCCGAAGCCACTACTCCCGGTGCTTTTCTTAATTTTGGTGGTACTAATATCTACAAGGCGGCACAGATATCAAAGATAGCGGAACTATTTTGCAATGGCAAAGTGAAGGACGGGGACTATTTTTTATATACTGATGCTTGGAACCCAACAGTAATTCAGCTAAAATATATGGCTGAACTGTTGGGTGTTAAAATCCGTATTGGGGGTATGTGGCATGCCGGATCGTATGACCCTCATGACTTTTTAGGAAGACTGATTGGCAATGCATCGTGGGTTCGAAATGCTGAAATGTCAATGTATGATTGTTACGATGATAACTTTTTCGCAACTAAATTTCATATTGACATGTTTACCCAGACATTTTTTGAGGACGATAGGGATATCGACCGGCAACTACTTCACTCAATAAGACAGGTTGGTTGGCCCATGGAGTATATTGAAAGCGATTTAGCACCTTACAGGAACATGGAAAAAGAGGACATTATATTATTTCCTCATAGAATTGCTCCTGAGAAGCAACCAGAAGTTTTTGACTATCTTGCAGAGCAAATGCCTGAATACAAGTTTATTAAATGTCAAGAACTGAATCTATCCAAAAGAGATTACCACAAATTGCTTGGTAAGGCAAAAATGGTGTTTAGTGCTAACTTACAAGAAACTCTAGGTATATCTGTCTATGAAGGACTTGTAGTTGGTGCTATCCCATTGGTCCCTGACAGATTAAGCTATTCTGAAATGTGGTCAGATACATTCAAATATCCAAGTGAATGGACTAGAGATTTAGAATCAGCTAAACAAAATATTGATAATATCAAAACACGTATTCGTATTCTTATGAAAAGTAATACAGATTTACAAGATATTATGGATAAAGAGGTAGATAAGGTAAAGCAATTCTATTATGCAGACAAACTAATAGAAAGATTAACTGAAAGCATGGACCCGGTTAAATTTGCTTAAATTATCTATTGACATAGGAGACCCATTCATATATAATAGTAGGATATATGAGTGGTTTTTCCGCCATATAACATAATGAAAAGGAACATAGTACATGAGAAAGACTTCCGATATAATCAAAGAACGTATCGTTACGGCAAAAGCAAGATTCAATGCCAATGATAACATAGCAGAGTTTGTAAAACCCGGTGAGTTAGAACTACTTCAAAATGAAGTACAGAACGAAATGCAAAGGGTTTTAAGTAGTCTAGTTATAGACACAGAACACGACCATAACACAAAAGAAACTGCAAAACGTGTAGCTAAAATGTTTTTAAATGAAACATTTGGTGGGCGTTATGTACCAGAACCAAGAGTAACAAGTTTTCCTAACATGGGATATAACAACTTGTATACAACAGGTCCAATTACTATTCGTAGTACTTGTGCCCATCATCTTCAAAATATTGTAGGTAAATGTTGGGTAGGTATCTTTCCAGAAGAAGAAGTTATTGGTCTATCTAAGTTTAATAGGCTAGTACATCACATTGCTGAACGTCCGCAGATTCAAGAAGAAATGACAACACAGATTGCAGATAAACTTGTGCAATATGCAAAGACACCTAATGTTGCAGTTGTTGTCAAAGCTGAACATCATTGCATGACACATAGAGGTGTTAAAGAGCATGACAGTGATATGACTACTGCGGTAATGCTAGGTAAGTTTAGAGATGATCCTAATCTTAAGCAAGAATTCTATAATCTAATGTTGAGTATGAAAGGCCACAAGGCGTGAAGCTGAGATACTCAGAAGCATTTTATAGTGTGCAAGGAGAAGGCAAATATGTAGGAGTACCTAGTGTATTCCTACGTACATTTGGTTGTAATTTTCGTTGTATGAACTTTGGATTACCAAGAGGTGAACCAATGCGTGACGAAAAGCACAAACAAGGTAATAGGTATAACGATGAAGTGAAAGCACTAATTGACGATGGTGTACATGAAACTACAAAGGAGTTTGAGGATTTGCCTATTATACATACAGGGTGTGATACTTATGCAAGTATCTATCCTGAATTTAAACACTTTAATAAACAAGCTACGGTAGATGAAGTAGTAGAACATTTACTATCTCTTACACCTAATGGCAAGTGGACACAAGATAACGGTCAAGACATTCACTTAATAATGACTGGCGGTGAACCTTTGTTAGCATGGCAACGTTTGTATATTGATTTGTTCGAACATGAAAGGATGCAAGATTTAAAAAATGTTACATTTGAAACAAACACTACACAAAGTCTACACCCGGAGTTTAAAGAATATCTCTCAAGCAAAGCAAGATTTAAGACAACATTTAGTTGCTCTCCAAAACTCCCGGTTTCTGGAGAACCTTGGGACACTGCTATCAAACCTGATATTGCTTACGATTACTATTCTGTTCCTGGTAGTAGCATGTATTTTAAATTTGTTGTATCTGACGATACAGATGTTAACGATGTTGATAGAGCCGTCAAAGAATATATCAAAAAAGATATTGATGTACCTGTCTATCTTATGCCTTTGGGTGGACGCAGTGAGGAATATAATCTCACAGTCAAAGATGTGGCAGAACTTTGCATGGAGAAAGGGTGGAGGTTCACGCCAAGACTCCACATATCCCTCTTCGGAAATGCCTGGGGTACTTGATGATGGAACTGCATCACGTTATACAAATGAACATTTAGAGGACGTTATGAAAAAAGATATTAACCATAACGATTTAGAAAAACGAATTCGGGAAGCCGGATATTAAGGATAAGGATAACTTATGATGAACGATTATATTTTTACTAGCGAAAGTGTTAGTGACGGTCACCCAGATAAAGTAGCGGATCAGATTAGTGATGCACTAGTTGATGCCGGACTTAAGAACGGTGATGAAACTACACGTGTAGCGATAGAGACACTTGTAACTACCAACTATGTAACGTTGGCGGGCGAAGTAAAAAACTTTAACGTTTCTACAGAAGAAGTAGAGCAAATCGTTAGAGATAAAGTTAAAGAAATTGGATATGAACAATCTGGCTTTCACTGGAAAGACTTAGAAGTTGTACAAAAAATTCATAAACAAAGTGGTGACATCGGTTTAGGTACTGATGACTTTGGGGCGGGTGACCAAGGTATTATGTTTGGATATGCATCTAATGATACTCCAAGCATGATGCCTGCACCCATACATTATTCACATGAAATTCTAAAGAAACTAAAAAGTCTACGTGTAGATGAAGGCTATAAATACATACAGCCTGACTCTAAATCACAAGTCAGTGTTCAGTATGAAGGCGGTAAAGTAAAACGTGTAGACCAGGTAGTTGTATCATGTCAACATACAGAAGGTATGGAACATAGTATTAGAATGCCTATCAACACGGCAGTAGAAGAAGTGTTAGGAGATTTAGTTGACAAAGATACTGTATATCATTTTAACCCTACTGGTAAGTTTCTTATTGGTGGCCCTGATGGTGACACAGGACTCACCGGACGCAAAATTATCGTGGATACCTATGGTGGTTTTGCTCCTCACGGTGGTGGCGCTTTTAGCGGAAAAGATCCTACCAAAGTAGATAGGTCAGCGGCTTACATGGCAAGATGGTTAGCAAAGAATATTGTAGCAGATGATATGGCAGATTGGTGCAATGTACAGTTGTCATATGCTATTGGTGTAAAAGAACCTACAAGTATTTACATTGATAGTAATGGACATAATCGTTCAATTCACAAGTTTGTTAGAGATAATATCGACTTAACACCTAAAGGAATTATTGATAGATTTAAACTGTTTGATTTCCATAACTATAGTGAGAACTGTATATTTGGTCACTTTGGTGATAAGAATGTTCCATGGGAACAAATCGGTTGGGAACGAAAATTCGCTGATGCTGATGAATGGGAAAAAGAGATTAATGAAGGATGTTAGACAATGAGTGAGTTTTATAAAACAAACGATGATAGTCTATCTATTACAGTAGAAGAATTCGTAAATGAATGGTATGATAAACAAGAATATATGCTTGTTGATATACGAGAGCCAGAAGAACGAACTGAGAAAGGTATTGTTAAAGGTACATTTAATATTTCAATGTACGAGATACCTGACCAGATAGACATGGCTCCTACTTATATTATTTGTTTAATGCTTTGCCAAGATGGTACAAGAGCAGAACAAGTAACAAAGTACATTAAAAATAATGGATATAAAAATATGATTTATATCGAAGGTGGCATTGATAAACTAGTAGAAGCAGTGCCAGAATTAAAAGTGAACTGAAAGGAATAAAATGGATATTTTAAAACCTAGTACATGGTTCAAGACAAGTGAAGAAAACGAAAGAGCAGATGCTAGAAAAATCAGTGACGATAAAGCTATGCAAAAACGTATGGTCGAACTAGACTTTAAATACGGACACATATCTAAAATCGAACATGATAAAAAACTAGCAACTATCAAAGGCGAACCTTGGGTCAAAGTTCTTAAGATGGAACTTGACAAAGATAAGCCTGGTTCGGGTTTCTTTGAATTAGATTTCAATGAAGAATTTGTTGAATATCTTGCGAACTCAGGATACGAAGGCACAGAGCCAGATAAAATCGTAGACAATTGGTTCAATGACTTATGTAAAAACATTGTAATGGAAGGTCTTGAAGACGAAGAAGGCGTTGCAAAAAGTGTTGATACTAAAAGTAAAGAAGGACTTATTGTTCAGCGATTAAAAACTGGTGACGATACCGCTGAATACTCTTGACATTTCCAGTAAACTGTGTTACATTAAGTACGTATATAACTTAAAGAGGTAATAATGGCTACTTTCATCCTTGTTGATAGTTTCAACATGTATCACAGAGCAAAACACGTAGCAATGCGTGGCTCAAATGTCGATATGCGTATTGGCATGGCTTTTCATATTATGATGAATAGTGTGAAAATGTGTTATAATAAATTCAATGCCGACCATGCAGTATTTTGTTTAGAAGGTCGTTCATGGCGTAAAGATTTCTACGAGCCTTACAAACGCAATCGTAAAGATGCACGTGAGCAATTATCAGTTAGAGAACAAGAAGAAAATCAAATCATGTTTGATGCTTATGATAGCATGGTTGAATTCTTAGATAAGAAAACTAATGTAACATTGCTACACAATAAACAAGCAGAAGCAGATGATATGATTGCTATGTTTATTGAATCACATCCTAATGATGAACACATTGTTATTTCAAGTGACAGTGATTATCTACAACTAATTCAAGACAACGTAAAGATTTATGATGGTGTACAAAATCGTATCATTACTAAAGATGGTTTCTTTAAAGATGATAAGAACATGACACCTATGAAAGATAAAAAGACAAAAGAAGTTATGCCTGCTCCAGACCCTAAGTGGTTATTGTTTGAGAAATGTATTCGTGGTGATACAAGTGATAACATCTTTTCAGCATATCCAGGTGCTAGAAAGAAAGGCACTAAAAATAAAATTGGTATGATTGAAGCATTTGAAGACCAAGCAACAGGTGGCTTCAACTGGAATAACTTTATGCTACAACGATGGACAGACCATAACGGTGATGAACATACAGTACGTGAAGATTATGAACGTAATAAAATTTTGATTGACTTACATGCACAGCCTACAGAACTAAAGGTAGACTTTGTTCAAACGATTGCAGATGCAAGTAAGCCTAAGAAAGTTCCAGGTGTAGGTATCAACTTTCTAAAATGGTGCGGTGAATGGGACTTACAAAATCTATCTAAAGCACCAGATGAAATGGCGGCTATTCTAAACAGAGCATATCCTCATGAATAAATGGAAAGACTTTGATGCGTTTTACACTGACTTGTTAAGTGAGGTATATCACGAACCTGATAGTGTTTTAACATCACAAGTTACTGATGCCATGTTACCAGGCTTTTTACAGTTACTTAGAACTAATATGAGGATATTAGATTTAGGTTGTGGTGCTGGTTACGCCATGAGAAAAATGAGAGAACTAGGCTTTACAAATGTTGAAGGTCTTACACTAGATAAGGAAGATGTAGAAAAATGTGAAGCAGATGGTTTCAAGGTACATAAATTAGATTTCAATTTTACAGGTTTCAATGAAGAATTTGATGCAGTGTGGATGCGACATGTACTAGAACATTCTCCATTTCCTTTTTATACAATCTATCAATTAAATAAAATGCTTAAAGTTGGTGGTTGGTTATACGTAGAAATGCCACAACCTAGTATAGAAAGACTTAAAAATAGTGAACGTGGATTAGAACATTGGAAGAATCACTATAGCATCATGGGTTATCCAATGTATAAAAGTTTATTTCAAAGAGCAGGATTTGAGTTAAAAGGTTATGACGAAATAGTTTTGAAAGATTTAAAACAGGGTAATAAAACTTTTACTGAAACATATGACTGGTATGTATTACAAAAACAGAAAAGCATAGTATTAAAATCATGAGATATTATATATTCGATGTTGATGGAACACTGACACCTAGTAGAGGTCTAATGGATCCAGAATTTAAGAAATGGTTTCTTAAATTCAATAGCGAGAACCCTGTGTATCTTGCTACAGGAAGTGATGCTCCAAAGACAGTAGAACAAATAGGCAAAGATGTTTTTGCAGAAGTACAACGTGTTTATAATTGCAGTGGCAATTCAGTATGGGAAAAGGGTGTAAACATTTATAATAATGATTGGAAACTTGAACAACTCCCATGGCACTTTTTAGAAACTACACTCATACATCACACGTTTGAACCAAAGACAGGTAAACATTTTGATGAAAGACCTGGCTTACTAAACTATAGTATTGTTGGTAGAAATGCAAACACAGAACAACGTAAAAAATATGTTGAATATGATTTAGCAAACAACGATAGATTTGATATAGCAAAACAATTTAATAATAACTTTTCTAAAGAGTATAATGTTGTTGCCCAAGTAGCAGGTGAAACTGGTATGGACATTATGCCTATAGGAAAAGGCAAACAACAAATACTTGATGATTTTATCTCAGATGCAGAAATAGTTTTCTTTGGTGATAAATGTCAACAAGGTGGAAATGATTTTGATATCGCCTACGCAGTGAGACAAAGAGAAAATGGTGTAGTTTATCATGTCGAGGACTGGAAAGAAACATGGCGAATACTACAGACTCTATAACTCTCAACGGTTACGATTGGTCAAATTTATATCACATAGAATATTCTGGTGGTACAGGCGGAGAGAAACTTGCTGAAACTATAGCAAGTATTGTTAATGCACAATCTAATGTAGATTGGACATCCGGTGAAGAAGGAACTGCAAACTACGGTGTTGAAGATAGTTTCTTCAATCAATACACACAACCTAACATTTTTGATTATACAAAACCTTACATGTTATATGATGGGTTAACAGATAATCATGATGTACATCAGTTTGCATCAAACTTAAAATTACTAAGATATTATAGAAAAGAATGCGACCTTCTTAAGAATGGCGTAGATGTCGCTCCTGTATCTGACGATGAAAAGCATTCAGTTATTGCTAACAATAGAGAACAATCTAATTTAGTTTTACGTACTCATTATATATTAAGAGATTATGAACAACTTAAAGGCATGAATAGTCTTTATCTATATCCTTTAAAGAATACTCAAATTCTTACATTACGTATGTTTTTAAGACGTTGGCTTAATAGAAAGAATTTAGAACAAGAACGTATACAACAAATACTAGGAGATGAAATGTTCAAATGGTTCCTAGAAAAGTATAAATCAGATGATGGATATTACTCTTGGCAGATAGAAATAGCACTAAAAAACAAAGAGAACTTTTATCAAGGTAAAGAATTTTATACAGACTTTGAAACATTTATCGATGTATGGAATCATAAGCATCGTAACTTTGGTGACTTAGGTAGAGAACAAGATTATACAAAAGCAAGAGAAAGAAGATTAATTGATGCTTTTGATTGGTGTTTCGGTGATGATGAAAGTGTATTCAATAGAATAAAAAATGATATTGGTATAAATGTAGGAACAAATGAAGTAAGATTATGGCAAATTAAGAATAAAAAAGACATAGAAGACAAAGGTATAAGTATATATGAAGAGGACCCATTAGTTATAAAAGAATATCTTTTGAACTATTACAGTGTTAATGGGTTGAAGGTAGGGGGTCTAACATAGGAGGATAAACATGTTTAGATTTTTCACAACTAAGAAATGGGCTTTGTGGGCTTGGTTAGGGTCGGCAATAATCTTATCATCGCTTTGGGTTCAAGTAGAAATCGATGTTAAGATTAATGAATGGTTCGGTCAGTTTTATGATATGATTCAGAAAGCACTTGCAGAACCAAATGCGATTACAATCGGAGAGTATTGGTCAAGTCTGGCATCATTTATATATCTAGCAATGATATATGTTGGTATCGCAGTTGCAGTTAGTTATTTTACTGCACACTTTTTGTTTAGATGGCGTACTGCAATGGTAGAATGGTATCATTCTGTATACGATAAAGCAAGAACTATTGAAGGTGCCGCACAAAGGGTGCAAGAAGATACAATTAAATTTTCAAGAATTATGGAAGGACTTGGTACAAGTTTCATTGAATCAATTATGGTACTTGTTCAGTTTGTTCCTATCTTATTTGGATTATCAGTTGGTATTCCAATCTTCTTCTTTGGTGATTGGCAATATGGATTGATTACAGGTGCTATTGTTTGGTCAGTAGGTGGTACATTATTCTTAATTGCACTAGGTTGGTTACTAAGACTAGTCGGTGTTGAATATGATTTGCAGAAAAAGGAAGCGGCTTATAGAAAGATACTTGTTATCGCAGAAGATGATGAAACTGTAAGACCAAAGACAATCAATGAATTGTTTGAAGGTGTTCGTGCTATTCACTTTAAATCTTATTTGCGTTATTTGTATTTTAATATTGGACGTATCACATACTTACAAGCAAATGTTTTGAGTGCGTATGTATTCTTAGCACCAGCTATTGTGGCAGGTGTTGTGACACTTGGTGTCATGCAACAGATTATTCGTGCATTCGGTAGAGTAGAAGGTTCAATGCAGTATCTATTAAAAGCATGGCCAACTATTATCGAACTAATGAGTGTTTATAAACGTTTAAGAGAATTTGAACGTCAAATAAATGAAAAGTAACTGTGTCAATTTATTGTTACATTCTAACGAATTTTCAGTAAATGACAGAAAAAGAAAGGATAAATAATATTAGCACATAATATTGTGCTAATAATTTTAGGTAACTATGTATACAACTGAGATTATAAAAGACAAGTTTTGGATACTGGAAGACGCCGGCGTGAAGTTGGGTACTATCAGAAAAAAAGATGACTCAGACTTTGAGGTCATCATCAGAAATGAAGGAGTTGAAATCCTAAGTACTGATGCTCTTACTACGAAATATGGTTCATCGATACTAGAACCAAAACTTGTCAAACGCATTGAAAGTGTAGAGTATGGGAAATCTATAGATGAAGTCTTGGGTTACCCATGCAAACACAAGGGGTTTAATACGGTACTAAAAGACATAAAAGGAAAACAAGTACCTGTATATACAAAGACAGAAACTAGTAAAACGCTTTATGCCGCTGGTTATTATGGGTTACATTTTAACGGCGTCTGGCGTAATACTTATTGTGTTAAGCTAGAAACTTTAGAGAACTACGAATTTGTAGGGCCATTTAAGTCAAAATCAGAAGTAGAAGCCGAAGCACTAAAGGCAAGTAAAGATGTATAAGAATTTAAAACAGTTTATAGCAACGGTTAACGGAGCAAACTTCCGTAAAGAGAATTCTATAAGACTGTCAATTCAAGATGCAAATGAAGTAATGTATGAAATTACAAAATTGCTTTTAGAAAAAGAAGAAGTAGCCAACAACAAGGGGAGTATAGTAATTGATGGTGGAGATTTTCGCCAATAGAATGGAGGAATCCAATGGATTCGAAGAAAAAGAAAAAGGTACTATCTACCTCACTAGTTGTATTACTAGCAGTGGTAATATCATTTGTAGTAAATTCTTATACGAGAGAAATACAAACTACAATTCATAAAGGTATCGGTTGGGTATGGGATAAAGTACACCCAGATGCAGGCGAATTTTTATATGATGCAAACGGCATAATATTTAACGGCAAAGGTTTTGACGGTGAACGTGATGTCAAACATACAATCAACGAAACATTCCGAAGTGTCGTAAATATAAAACTAATACCAACAAAAGATAGCTTTGTCCAAAACATGGGAGGACAAGGTACTGGCTTTTTCATAAAAGTAGATGATGAATTTGGTTACATCGCAACCAACTATCACGTTATTGAACGTGCAATTATGTTGGAAAAGAATATCAAACTTCAAGTAAACACAGCAGTAGACTGGTGGGATTATGATGCAGATATAATCGGTATGGATCCTATCGCTGATGTGGCTGTTATAAGAATTAGAAAAAAAGATAACGAAGAATGGAAAGCCCTAGAGTTTGTAGAAAATTCTGATACAGATATCACAGAAGGTGATCCAGTAGTTGTTATTGGTCACGGTATGTCTTTACCGTATACTGCATCAACAGGTACTATCAACTATATCAACAGATTTGGTACAGGCATATATACTTTACATATGCAGATTGATGCCGTTGTTAATCAAGGAAACTCTGGTGGTCCTGTTATCACTACCGATGGTCAAAAGGTAGCAGGTATTGTTGTGAGTATATTATCTCCTGGTAGACAAATACCTGGTTGGGATGGTGTAGGTTTAGCAGTTACATCTGAAATATCTCAACGTGCAATCAATTATGCATTTGATAATTATAAAGAAGGCGAACCCGTTAAGTGGACTCCATATGCAGAAATGCCATACTCTTTTAGAACATTCACATATGATGAATTGAAAGAAAATGGTCAACTAGAATTAGATAAAAAAGATAGAAGAATGATTTATTTTCATATGGATGACAATGAAGAAGGTTCAGCATATGAGGCAGGAATACGTAGTGGAGATGTTATTTTAGAACTAAATGGCGAGATTGTAAGAAGTCCATTTCTTATGATACAAAAAGCTATCTTGGCATTCCCTGGTGATGAATTTACATACAAAGTAAGAAGAGGTGATGAAGAACTAGAGTTTACTTTTGTACTTCCAGAGAAAGACGAAAAAGAAATGCGTAAGTGGATCTCCCAACGTAATAAGCCTAGATAAATAGATATATTCGTATATAATTCTGTAAAATTAGATAAATACATATAGAATTAATAAAGGAAATAATAATTTATGGCGAGACCTAAACCAACTATACTATTGGAACATACTGATAATAAGACTTACAGAAGTGAGCAAGTGCTAAAAGCAGATGCCGTATATGCGGTTTTCTATAAAGGTGTTGCTATAAATTTACGTAGTCTAAATTCATTGGTAAATTTCCCAGGTCCTAAATACAAGAAAGTGAGTTTTAGTAATCCAGGACATGCAATCAATCTAGCACAAAGATTAAATTCTTTATTCAAGTGTGACGAATTTGAAGTGTATGTTTTAACTAAAGGCGAAAAACTTGAGTTAGACTAGTGAGAAAAGACGAACTCATAAAGTATCTTAACGAGAATACTAAGGGTCGCAAAGCAGGGCGGAAAGAATTTCGTACCAATGACATTTTCATAAGTTCATCCAGCAATACAGAGAATTTTAGATTGACATCTTTTGGTGCTAATATGATGAAAAAGCACTTTAAAGAATATACAATTACTAACGTTCCTGTGGATGATATGGATCCAACTACTCAAATATCAGGCAGAATGGTCTTAATGTTAGACCGATATCTAAAATCACCATATATCCTTAATAATAAAAAACTCCGTTTATATGAAGAATCTGTAGCGGCTGAGATATTATTACTAGGAATACACTATTGGGTTGAACAGAAATATAATCTTTCTAAAGAAAAATAGCGATAATCAAGGGTTTTTAATTAGGTGTAAAAACTTGACAGAATCACGAATCGTGTTATTATGTATACATAATGACAAAGAAAGGAACTGATAATATGTCTGCTCAAGTTTCAATGAACGATTTAGATGTTAGGATTGTAAAGCCTAGCGATATCAAATCAGAAGTAAATTATGCTTTTAATAGAAAGCGTCCGGTATTTATTTGGGGCCCTCCGGGTGTCGGTAAATCTGAGATTGTTGATACTATCACTCAAGAACGTGCTGGTATGATGATTGACCTCAGACTTGCTCTTATGGAGCCAACTGACTTAAGGGGTATCCCATACTATAATGAGAAAACAGGTCAAATGATGTGGGCTCCGCCTGCTGATTTGCCTACTCAAGAATTAGCTGACCAATTCGAATGTATTGTATTGTTCTTGGACGAAATGAACCAAGCACCGCAATCTGTTCAAGCGGCGGCTTATCAACTTATTCTTAACAGACGATTGGGTACTTACACACTCCCTGATAATGTTCTGATTGTTGCCGCAGGTAACAGAGAATCAGATAGGGGTGTTGCTTATAGAATGCCTTCTCCACTTGCTAACAGGTTCGTACACTTAGAAATGGGTGTTGACTTTGATGATTGGCAGGTATGGGCTCTTGAAAACAAAATCCATTCTGATGTTGTTGGTTATCTTACAAGTAACAAAATGGACTTGTTTAACTTTGACCCTAAAACTGCATCAAGGGCTTTCGCAACTCCAAGGTCTTGGACTTTTACATCACAGTTGATGCCACAAGAAGGTGAGACTATCGAGGATAGTAAACTTCATGACTTGGTTGCTGGTACTGTTGGTGACGGTGTTGCTACTAAGTTTATGGCTCACAGGGCTATTTCTGGGAAACTTCCAAACCCTACTGATATTCTTTCAGGTAAAGTAAAAACACTTTCAAGAGAGGGTAAGGAAATCTCTGCAATGTTCTCACTTACTGCATCACTTTGTTATGAACTTAAAGAGTATGCAGAAAAGAACAAAGGTTCTGACAAGTTGTATGACATGGCTAATAACTTTTTCAAGTTCATGATGGACAACTTTGAAACTGAAATGATTGTTCTTGGTGGTAGAACTGCACTTAAAGTTTACAAACTCCCACTTGAGCCTAGAAAGGTTCCATGTATCGAGGAGTTCTTCAAGAAATACGGTAAACTAATTATCGAGGCTCACAACCAATAAAGCAGACATTATTGGTTTAAGCAGGGAGAGAGGTATTGACTTCTCTCCCTTTTTTTGTTATAATAAATATATCATGATTTGGGAAGCAATAAAAGTACAGGCGAAAAGTAACGGCGGAAAGACCGCCCTTATCTGCCACGACAAAAAATATACATATTCAGAATTGGTAGATAGTGTAGAAAAACTTTCAGCCACAATTTCAACTGCAATCAAACCTGGTGAACGTGTATTGTTTGCCAGTAAAAAAGAATATCATTACTTAAGAATGGTTCTGGCATGTGATAAACTAGGTATAACATTTATGCCTACTATGCCAGAGTTACCAGAACATGTATTAGACCAAATTAAATCAGCTAGTAAACCTGACCATGTCATTCTAAATGAGGAAGATGCATTAAATCTACAACCTCATAATCAAGGTTTGCTATTCAAAAAGAATACAAGCGACTTGTATACCGTTATCTTTACAAGCGGTACTACAGGAGAGCCTAAGGCTGTCCCACACACAAGGTTTGCATGTACACAAGGTTCAGTACAAAGTAGTAAGATACATAGTTTGGTTGCAGATGATTTTGTGTTATCTCAATTACCTCCTTGGACTATCGGTGGATTATATCTTTATGTTCTACCTGGTCTAATGAAAGGTTGTACGGTACTTATGGAAATGTTTAATCCAAGAAAATTTATTGAGATTAATAATGAGTACAAACCTACAATCGGTATTATAGTTCCAGCTATGATGGTTGCTTTACATAAAACAAGAGGCTGGAAAGAATTAGATTTATCGCATTGGCGTGAACTAGGATTTGGTAGTACAGTTTGTCCTAATGAAATGTTACAAGAACTATTTGATAAAGGTGCTCCAGCATTAAGAAATCTATTTGGTTGTACTGAAACTCATGTACCAATGTTTACACACCTAGTATTACCAAATGATCCATATCCATTACAAATCCATGTTACTGAGAACTATCAATTTAAATTAGATAGATATAATGTATGTTGGATTAAAGGTCCACTCATTACTAAAGGTTATCTAAATCAAGAAACACCTATAGACGATGAAGGTTATTGGTGTACTGGTGATGTACTTGAACGTCAACATAATCTATTGTTTTACAAATCAAGAAAAACAGATTTATTCAAAGTAAATAGTTTCAACGTATCTCCTGTAAGTATTGAAAATGCATTCATTCCACACCCTGATGTAAACGAAGTTTGTGTCACGTATCGTGATAGAGACTTAGGAGAAAAGGAAGTAGTTGCAATAGTATCATCTGATGTAGAGATAAATACTATGGAATTACTCAAGTTTGCTAAGGACAAGTTATTCCAATACGAGATACCAAAAGAAATAATTGTTACTAATGATCCTTTACCTAGAAATAGAATGGGTAAGGTTCAGCGACATGTTGTGAGAGAAAAGTTTGTGGAGACGGAATGAAGAATAAAGTAAATAAAATTGTTATTCTAGGTGGTGGAGCGGCAGGTTGGTTCACTGCTGGATATTTAAAATACAAAAATCCTGACATTGATATTACATTAATTGAAAGTAAAAAGATAGGCATCATTGGTGTAGGTGAAAGTACTATACCTCAACTTGGTGACTTCTTTAAAGAAATGGGTATTGAAGAACGTGACTGGATGAGCCACACAAATTCAATATACAAATTAGGTAATAAGTTTGTTGGTTGGAACAGAGAAGGCAATAGACACCATGTTACTAATCACTGGAATTGTTCTAAGTTTGAAGAACAATATTTTTCATTCTCATTTGCTTTACCTGAAAAACATTTAACAACAAGTTTCTATCATCAATTACAAACAAAAGATTTCTTTACTAACTCAAAAGGTGATCCTGGTGTAGATGATAAATGGAATGACTATTGGTTACAGTTATGCCGTGATGGCAGAAAGAACTGGTGGGAAATGTCTGAGGATATGCAAGAACAAACATATCTAATGGACATGAATAAAGCACCATTTGATATGGATGATAATATTCTTATCGGTAACTGGCAGGCAAAAACATATCATGTAGATGCAGAAAGATTTCCAGAAGTAGTTAGAGATAGAGTTGCATTGCCTAATGGCGTAAAGCATGTTTGGGGTCATGTAAAAGATATTGTAAAAGACAATGAAGGTTACGTAGAGAAATTAGTATTAGAAGATGGATCAGAATTTGAAGCAGATTTATTCTGTGATGCAACTGGCTTTAATCGTTTACTAACAGGAACAATGAATAATGGTTGGCATGATTATGACCATATCTTTACACGTGATGCGATTGTAGGTCCAGTAGAATATAAAGATGTTTATTCAGAGTTTAGACCTTACACACAATCATATGCAGGTGATGAAGGTTGGACATTTATTATTTCACTATTCAATCGTATGGGTTCAGGATATATCTTTGATAGAACTGAGATAAGTCCAGAAGATGCCAAGAAAAAGTTTATGAAGTATTGGGAAGGATATAAGTTTATTAAAGAACCAAGACATATTACATGGGAGTCAGGTCGTATGAAAACTCCTTGGAATAAAAATGTAGTTGGTATCGGAATGGCTGGTGCGTTTGTAGAACCAATGGAAGCTAATTCATTGTATGTTGCACAGGCATGTATTCAGTTAGTACATAGACTTATCAATCGTGCTAAAGATGAAGATGCAGTAATTAGTCCTTCACAAATTTATGCATACAATAGAAACATGTGCCAATTAGAAGATGGTATTGCAGACTTTATTGCATTTCATTTTACTTTATCAGATAGAGAAGATACACCTTTCTGGCGTAAACAAAAGCAATTAGGTATTGAAAGAAATCACAAAGAGGCATGTTGGAACGAATATAAAAGACCTACAAACTATATAGGTAATGGTGTATATCCAGACTACATGTGGGCTATGTTAGCCGTGTATTTAAACAAGTTTGATGATAGTGTCAAACTAAATACTAGAAAAGAATTAATTGAAAAAGCCAATATCATGTTTGAATACTGTAATAAAATGAGTAAAGAAAACGGTAAGTATGCACCACATGCCTACGATTGGCACCGTAAGTTTTTATTTGAAGGAAAAGACTACAAGCAAGTATTGAAAGAGGCACTAGCAAAAGTATCTAGGAATATTGCGTAATGGAATACAAATATAAGGTTACTATAAAAGTATTTACAATGCTTTTGATTGCATTGATAGGTATACCAGCTTACTTTATATCAGGCGGCTCATGGCAAATGGCATTGTTATTTACATTGTACGGTTGTCTAACAAATGCATTATCACAAATTGCATATCATAGATGGTTATGCCATGACCAATTTGTTCCACATATTGTGGGAAGAATTGCAATGCTTTATAGTATTGTCATTAGTGCTAATGGTAATCCTATTCATTATGTTTATTCACATTTAAATCATCATAAGAATGCCGATAGCGATAAAGATACACACAATCCAAAAGAACTAGGCTTTTTTAAGATGTGGTTAGGTTGGTATAATACACCAACTGATTATATCAGTATGAGATTCTTATTAAAGAAACGTGACGTGGTTTTTATTAGTAAACACTATTGGAAACTATATGCATTAATAACTGCCATTCATTTTGTAATAACTCCGTGGTTAGTTATTTGGCAGGCATTTAACTTTACTCATATGTGGTTAGCATTAAACTGGTTAAACTTTGCGGCACATGACGGTAAAGCAATAAGACTAGGAGGCTTTTCAAATATATGGATGATGGGTGAAGGCTGTCATGATATACATCACAAATATTCTAGCAGATTAGATATGTCACGTGATGACCTAACTGATTGGGCAGGCAAATATTACATACCAGTATTGTTGGCTAAAAAATGAAAGAGTTAATTAAAATTTGGCAGTTTGCATTAGGTTCTTATTCAGATGATAAGACTAAACCTTACGATAAGCAAATGTTAATCATAAGAACGTTTTGGGTATTATTACATATTGCTACGTGTGTTATGATTATATTAGGTAACGGTCATTTACTAGGTTGGTGGTAATGAAAGTATTAGAAGAATTTACCGGTGTAGATAATTTAGAATTTAGAACTGTAGAATATGATCCTTCTCAACTAGATAAGTTGAAAGAGTTTTGTGTAAAATGCGGTGAAGAGGGAAATAAAAACAATGCAAGTTTAAAAGCATTAAAGTTTGGTAAATGGGGTGCATTGGAATACTGGACACTTGTATATCACAAAGACGATATCATATCAATGTCAGGTGCTCATTACTTACCTCACATACATGATAAATGTTTTTATGTTAACTAT